TTCGGGGACTGGATAGAGGAACAGAACGATTCCGGCGTACTACCTGATCTGGGCTATGGGCGTGAACCTGTCAGCATCGAGGTACTCACAAGCGGCTACTCTCTCAGTGAGGAAGCCAACACCGCACGTTATCAGATACAACTGAGATTACTATACGAGGAGGAATGATTATGTCTATTGTCGCAAGACACAAAAAGGTTGCGTTCTACGGCGTTCCTACCACAAGCGGAGGAACTACAACTATCGTCTATACAAGAATGCCGAAGTTCACGCAGCTCACCACCAACAAGAACCCTATCGAGTACAACCGCCAGTACGTTGACGAGCCTTTTCAGGAGTCGGACGTTGTGGGATACTCTCCCTCGATCGCCTACGCCTTTGACCGTCACACTGACAAGGCTGTGCAGACCGACATCATCAAGATCACTGACGAGGAGCTTATCGGTGACGATGCCGTAAGAAGCATCATCGTTGTAGATATCGACACCAGCGCTGCTACCAAGCGTGACTACGCTGTTATCCCCTCCACCGAGGGCGACAACATCAACATCTACACATATTCCGGCAACTTCAAGACAAAGGGCGAACTCATTCAGGGTACTGCAACATCGTCCGATGACTGGCAGACCTGCACATTCACCCCTGCCACATAGACAGCCGGGGACGTGTCCGAGGAACAGGAAGAACAGGACAGCAACCCCGAAGAACAGCTTGAAGAACAGGAAAATGAACCTGAATAATGAAAGGATTTGAGCCTATGAGCCTGAAAATATGGGAAGTCAATGGTCTGAGTCTTGAGCTTGACCTTGACGATGCCGATGTTATGGAGCGCTATGAAAAGGCGTTCGATGTTATGTCCGCTGAGGAAAAAACACTGCCGAAGGACGGCAAGGGCTCCGAGCAGATCAGAGCCTACTGCCAGATGTTCCGTACCCTTTACGACAATATCTTCGGTAAAGGCACGGCTGAGAAGATCTTCAAGGACGTGCCTACAAGCACCTCAGCCTATGACGATATTTATTTTTCATTCCTCGATGCCGTTCAGCGGATCAAGACAGCGGCTATCCAGAGCCGTGCTGAACGGCTTGCAAAATACAAGCCCACTAACCGTCAGCAGAAACGTGCGGCAGCTAAGAAGAAATGATGAACCTGCTGTATGAGCCGCTGCCGGAGTCCATTACCGCTGACGGTGAGAAGTACCCCATTGTCACGGACTTCCGGGAGTGGTTCCGTTTCTCTGATATGATCCGCGACAGCGACCTCAGCAGCGAGGAGAAGCTGCTGCTAATGGCTGAATACCTCACCGAACCGCCGGAACTCATCACAAGTGAGCTTGTCAGGGCGGTTTTTGATTTCTACGGTGCAAAGGCACTCGCTCCCGATCCGCCCGATTATGACGATGAGGACGAAGCTGAACAGTCTCCGCAGCGCCCGGTGTTCGACTGGAAGTATGACGCTAAGTACCTGCTTGCGGACTTCCGGCGCTACTACGGCATTGACCTGCTGACCGCTGAAATGCACTGGTGGGAGTTCCGGAGCTTGTTCGCCGGACTGCCTGACGATTCCCTGTGCCAGAAGCGCATAGCCTACCGCAGTGCCGACCTCAGTCAGATCAAGGATGATAAGCGCCGTGCAGAGATAGCCCGGATACAGCAGCTCATCGCCCTGCCGTATGAGATGACGGACGATGAGATAAGCGCCGTTTTTGAATGAGGTGAAAATGGAAAAGATACGCATTCCGCCGCTTGAACGCAAGTGGCTGCTCTGCCCTCACTGCGGAGCGAAAACTGTAATTTATGACAACACCGCAAACTGCTCCGGCGTACACATCAAGTGTACAAGAGGCTGCAAGCGTGAATTTGAAATAACGATAATCAACGGAAAACAAGTACACTGAGCCTATGAGCCGTACTGCCCGTAAGGAGGGGTAAGTATGGCTTTTGACGGCACTCTGAAATTCGATACAGCGATAGACAAGTCCGGCTTTGAATCCGGTCTGAGCAGCCTCGGCAGCCTTGCCAAAAAGGGTATGGCTGTTGTGTCAGCTGCTGTTACAGTTTCATCCGGTGCTATGGTCGCTCTTGGCAAAAGCGCTCTGGATGCATATGCCGATTACGAGCAGCTTACAGGAGGTATATCAACATTATTCGGTGCTCAGGAAATGAGTCTTAAAGAGTATGCAGCCAGCGTAGGTAAAACAGTCGATGCTGTAAATGCTGAATATGATGCACTGCTGCAAGCACAGGATAATGTGATGAAAAACGCATCCGCTGCATTCAAAACAGCGGGAATGTCACAGAACGAGTATATGGAAACTGTGACATCTTTCTCAGCAGCACTCATAGCTTCTCTTGAAGGTGATACACTTAAAGCTGCCGATATTGCCGATATGGCGATAGTTGATATGGCTGACAATGCCAATAAAATGGGCAGCTCTATGGAAAGCATCCAGAACGCCTATCAGGGATTTGCAAAGCAGAACTACACTATGCTTGACAACCTCAAGCTTGGCTACGGCGGAACAAAGTCCGAAATGGAGCGGCTTCTTGCAGATGCAGAGGCAATCTCCGGTATTCACTATGATATTTCGAGCTATGCCGATGTCGTCGAGGCAATACACGTTATCCAGACGCAAATGGGCATTACCGGCACGACTGCCAAAGAAGCCAGTGAAACTATCAGTGGCTCAGTTGCTTCCCTTAGTGCAGCGTGGTCAAATGTTGTCGTAGGAATAGCTGATGATACTCAGGATTTTGATGCTCTTATAGGTGATCTTGTTGACAGTGCTATTACAGCGGCTGAAAATATTCAGCCCAGAGTTGAGACTATCATCGGCGGTCTGACTAAGTTTATCTCCGGAACAAGCGGACTGCTGTCCGATGCTCTTGTCGGTATCACTGAATTTCTGCCTGATATGGCAGAAGCCGGTGCAAAGCTGTTCAGTGCATTGATCGACGGTATTACAGATAATATAGATGTTATCAGCGATTCTGCCCTGAAGATTATCGGTACACTTGTATCATCATTTATTGAGTTGGCGCCGAAACTCATAGAAGCTGCCGCAAAAGCGATAATCACTTTCGCAAAGGGCATAACTGACAATCTGCCGAAGATAAAAGCAACTGCACGTCAGCTCATCCTTGACCTTACACGCTCACTTACCGAGAATATCCCGGAAATCGTTGAGGCAGGCGTTCAGGTGCTTGTCGCTCTGATTGAGACTATCACCGAAAATGCTGATGTCATTATCGACGGTGTAGTAAAGGTGCTTGAAACGATCGTAACGGCATTGGTGGACAATCTTGACCTGCTTGTAGATGCTGCTATAATGCTGATACTTGCGCTTGCGACCTATATCAGCGAGAATGCGGATGAACTCTCGGAGACAGTTGTCGAGCTGATAGTAGAGATCGCAAAGGTACTCGTAGAGAATGCACCGCAGCTCATTGCAGCTCTGATAATCCTGCTTGAAGCACTTTTGGAGTGCTGGGTAGTATATATCGGAAAATGGGTAGAAAAGCTGGGTGAGGGATTAGCCAAGCTCGGAGAAATGTTCGTCGAGGGGCTTGGTGATATGCTGGACTCGATCGGCGATTGGGGCAGCGATCTCATCATCGCAGGCATAGAAGCGGCAAAAGGACTCGTAGACAGCATAGTCGATAAGCTGAAGGATCTCCCAGGAGAAATGGTGAAGCTCGGCAAAGATATGGTCGAAGGTATCTGGGAGGGCATACAGTCTGCCGGCGAATGGCTTGGAAAAAAGATCAGTGGCTTCGGCAGTTCTGTTGTCAGCAAGGCGAAGAAAGTTTTCCACATTAATTCGCCGTCAAAGCTTATGGCGGCAGAGGTCGGAAAACCTATCGCAGAGGGTATCGGCGTTGGTATGACTGATAATATCCCGGAGATAGGACGTGAAGCGGTAAAAGCACTGACGGACATCTCGCCGGATATAAAGGTCAAGGCTGTTCCTGACATTGATAGTTCAGCTTATACTGCACTGAGAGTTCAGTCGGCAGCGATAGACAGTTCGGCAGCTCAGGCGAGCCCGACATCTGACATCACCACAAACAACTACAATTACAGCACTGTCAATAATGCTCCCGACGGCGACCAGATCATTGAGCTGCACGCACAGTTCGTAGTCGGTGATGAGGTAGTCGCTGAGGGCGTTGCAACTGTTGCAGCTGATAAGATCGACCAGAAGCAGGGCGTTACCGTAAAGCTGAAAGAAAGGGGGCTTGCGTAATGATAAAAGGCATAACTGTCAATGGTAAGCACTCTTATTATAATTTCGGTCTGCGGCTGCTCAAAAGAACTATCGGTACCGCGCCGAAGGACGATCATACAGAGCGAGTGCCTTACAGCAATGTTACTCACGATTTCAGCCGTATTTACGGCGATCCTTCCTATGGTGAACGTACTCTCACTTATACCTTTGAATTCATGGATTTTCGCCTTGAATGGGCAGAGGAAAGCATATTCACTATCCTTGAATGGCTGCATTTTCCGGGAAGGGTGATACTCTATGATGATATGCTCCCCAATCATCATTTCGAGGTGCGCGAGCCTACGGTGAGCCATACAGAAAATCATGGTGTATACACGATAACGGTAGCTTTCAAGGCAAATCCGGCTATAAAGCCCAATCCTAACCTGATGTACACTGCTGATACAGTCGTCCTTCCGGACATTAACGGCGACGGTCTCATAACAGCTACCGACGTATCTATGATACTTGCCGCCTATGCACATATCTCAGCTGGTGAAGATACCGGATTGACACCGGAGCAGCTGAAAGCTTGCGATGCGAATATGGACGGCAAGATAACCGCGGCGGATGCAGCTCTGGTACAAGCATTCTATGTTGCTATCACCGCCGAAGAGTATGAGGGAACAAAGGAAGGTTGGGCAGATTTCCTTAATGACACTTTCAACAGAGGCAAAGGAGTGATTTGATTGTACGAAATTAAAGCAATAAACGGCAGCACAGAGAGTATGCTGCATGAAGTATCGGCTGAAAGCGACCGGCGTCTCACTGCTGGACAGTTTGCCGAGGAGGTAAATCAGATACCCTCGTTTACATTCTCAATGTCTCCGGGAAATCCGTGCTTTGATGACGTGCTCCACGACAGGAAAACGATAGTCTCAATCAAGAACACTCTCACGAATGAGATCGAATTCGAGGGACCTGTGCTGATGAACACAAAGAGTATGAGTACAAGCGGCAAGCTACTCAAGACTGCGATATGTGAGGGCTATCTCGGTTATCTGTGTGACAGCGTGCAGAATTACCATAATTACTCGAACAGCGATGCAGCGGACTTCCTGACGGCTCTGCTGACCTATCACAATAATCAGGTAGTGCAGACGGGCTACCCGGAGAAGCAGATAACTCTCGGGCTGTGCAACATCACCGGCGACAATACCCACAGCAAGACGACCGCCTACCGCAACACGCTGGAGGAGATAAAGGTCAACCTCATCGAACGTCTGGGCGGTGAGATACAGATACGAAAGGTCAATGGCGCACTCGTCCTCGACTACCTCGACCATATCGGCACTACCTCCACTACACCTATCGCACTTGCCGACAATATGCAGTCTCTGGAGGTCAAGACGGATCCCTCAAGCATCGTATCGCTGCTCATTCCCCTCGGTGCTCAGCTCGATCCGGATAACTCAGCCGAGCGCCTTGACATAACCTCAATCAACAGCGGCTCGCCCTATCTGGTGGATTCCGCTGCACTTGCTGAATACGGTCCTATTGCCGGAACTGTTGTTTTCGACGACATAACAACGGCTGCGAACCTGAAAACAGCCGGTCAGAACTACCTCGCCAACAACAACCGCGTGAAAAAGGCTTACCGGGCGCAGGCACTCGACCTCTCAACGATTTACAGCGACCGTCAGAGCATACGCTGCGGCAATACATACCCGTTTTATAATGCGCTGCTCGGCATCGACAACGAGGAGCTGAGGATAATGAAGCGCACCGTGGACATCTACAAGCCCTACAAGCCTGTACTCGAAATCGGCGACAAGGCGGAGCGGCTCACGGACATCACCACACGCACCACTCAGCTCATCGAGTATGAGCTTCCTAAGCAAGAGCAGAAGATCCTCTCCGCTGCCAGAGCGACTGCGACAGCCCTCATCAATGCCGGTATCAACGGCTATGTGGTGGTCAACGGGAACGAGATCCTGATTATGGACACGCCTGACAAATCTACGGCAACAAAGGTGTGGCGCTGGAACTCCGGCGGCTTTGGCTATTCCTCGAACGGATATGGCGGTCCGTACAATACAGCGATCACGATGAACGGCGCTATCGTTGCGGACTTCATTACTGCCGGAGTCCTCCGAGGAATGGAGATACTTAACGGAAATGGCAAGTTCCACGTCCATACCGACGGCAGCGTTGATGCCAGCGATATTACTATCACAGGCGGCACTATCCATTTCACACCTGACTCAGATCAGTATATTAATATGTCGATAGAGCATGATGATGCACGGATAGATTTATATCCTCTTGGCTTTGTTATTGCAGATACAGATTCACAAGTTCCGTACTCTATAAACATGACAGCTATGCTGACGGCATTCAAGAAAAATAACATCACCCAGATCTTATTCGACAATGATTCCGGAACGATAGCCGCAGAAGATTTCTATATAAAACTGACGGCAGGCGCATCATCTTGGGACTCGGTGCGTAACTGTCTCACCACTCTTGATAGCCGCGTCACGGCTTTGGAAAACGCATAAGGAGGGACGATATGCTAAGTTTCTATGATAAGATACCCGATATGGAATGTTTGCAGGGCGATACTCTGCCATCATTCGAGATAACTCTTAGCGAGGATGCTCCCGAAAACGGCAGTTTGGTACTGTTGATCTCAAAGAAAGAAGATCCTTCTCGTGTCCTTGTGCAGAAAACAGGTGCCGCGACAGAGGAAGGCTTTATCGTAAGCGTTACCGATGCAGATACTGTTCAGCTTGAGGAAGGCACATACCTGATGAACTTCGTACTGATTGCAGGCGGACGGAAGTATAAAAAGCTTTCCGGCTTCCTCCGTGTTAATGCGGCGCCCAGTCCCTTGGAGGTGTGATTTATGCAATTTAAAGCAGGCGGTTCAGTGAAATTCAATTTAAGGGCGGCAGCTTCTGGCGGTCCGGATCCGGACGCTGTTCACAGTCCGGATGTCCGAAATATCTATGCCGTGACAAGAGAAGAGTATAACGCACTCATTGAAAACGAAGAGGTCGAAGAAGACGGCCTGTATATCATTGTAAGGGAGGAGTAAGTATGTCGATAACAGGCTCAGGAACTCGGGCTGATCCGTATGTAGTAACGACGTGGGATGAACTTGCGAGCAAGGTATCAGAAACCGGTGTATACATCAAGATTGGAAACGACATTGACCTCAACAATGAATACCCGGAGGGACTAACATCCGGCTTGACGGTGAACTGCGCTCAGATAGACGGTGACGGGAAAACCGTAAAGAACCTTTATCTGCAATCAGGTGCGTTGATTACGTGCTCTGGAAGAAACAGCACTTGGAAAAACGCCGAGCTGCTATACTTGAAGATTGGCAACGGAAGTGATGCGGCGAGCATTACCGCTAATGGCAGTACCTCTGGTACGTTTACTTTTAACCATTGCAAGCTATCCGGAAGACTTAACGGCGGTTCTGGTAGTAGTAAAGCGTCTTTCTTGGCAAAAAGCGGACGAATTAAATTTTACCGTTGTTCACTCGAGATGCAGATGACAGCCAATACATCCACAATTGATATGTCTGGAGACTGGAGAAATTGCTGCACGATGGAATACTGCAATGTTGATTTCTCAGGAGAAACAGATAAAACTCTTAATATCGTGCTTGTAAATTCATGCATCAAAGGTTCTCTGGCAAGCGCAACGCTTACTGCCACACGTTACCCTGACGGTCAAGTGAGCGTATACTCAACGCTTGACATCAGCGCGGCGGCGTATACGGCTAACTCAGCTACTAACATGGTGCTTGCCAACAGCGATAAATGCAGCAGTATAGGGCAGTATCTGACTTCTGTAACGACAGAACAACTAAATGATGCTGAATACCTTGACAGTATCAATTTCGAGATACAAACATAGGGTGGTGATAGCTTTTGGCAAATCTGCTTTACAAGAACTATAACACAGGCTGTTATGTTGGTTGGGTCAGCAGTGACGGAGATTATGAACCGAGCAACTATTACTATGGCTATGGTTCGTATATGGCATCTTACTATGCCGACTTAAAGCCAAACACAACATACACCATACAAA